ATCGATAACATTGTACAAATTAATATTAGTCGAGAGTCTACACCAGTAGCAACGGCTAGTTTTCAAATCCCTTTGATCCTATCAACATTCACTAATTTTGCTGAACGTACTCGTGAATACACTGACTTTGATGCTGTAGCTTCTGATTTTGATTCTACTGATAAAGTCTATCAGATTGCTCAGCGAATTTTTGGTCAAACAGCAGGTATTCGTTTCCGTATTCCGAAAGTTGTTGTAGGTCGTCGTCAGGTAGACGAAGTTACTATTGTTCCTGTTGTTTCCGATAATACTCTTTATCGTGTAACTATTAACGAAGTGGATTACACTTTTACTTCTGGAACTGGTGCAACTGCCACAACTATTACTGCTGGTCTTGACACAGCTATTGGCACTCCAGCAGGAATTAATGTTAGCGCAGCGGGTGGTGTTCTGACTGTTGGTAGTGCCACGCCCGGTGCTAACTGGTCGGTCCGTACATCAAGCAATCTAACTGTCACTTACACTGCTCCAACCGAAACTTGGGTTGAAGCACTTGATGCTGTAAGCGAAGACAACAATGATTGGTACGCTCTTGTAGCAGAAAGTCATGCAGACGCTGATATTAAATCTTTGGCAGAAACAATTCAAACTCGTCGTAAGATTTTTGGTACTTCCACTCAAGATACCGCTGTTCCTACATCCGCTACTACTGACGTTGGTTCTTATCTAAACAATACCGGACTAGAACGTACTTTTATCACTTATCTTCCAACTGCGGATACTCAGTATCCCGAAGCTGCTTGGATTGGTAGTCAGCTTGCTGCAACTCCCGGCTCTAATGATTGGGATATGAAACAAGGTAGCCTGATTACTGTTAGTAAACTAACCGACACTCAACGTGCTAATCTGCGTGAGAAAAATGTCAACATGTTCACTAAAGTTGGTGGTGTAAATATTTTCCAAGACGGTAATACAGCTAAAGGTTCCCCTATCGATGAAGTAATTTTCATTGATTGGCTTTATGCTCGTCTGCAAGAAGGTATCTACTTCCGTCTGATTAATAGCCCCAAAGTTCCGTTAATGTTAGCGGCCTAAATTAGTAATAATTTGGTGAAAACCTCTCTAATTGCTGGAAACTCCTTAGAGTCTGTTGAACTACAACGCAAAACCTGATATAATGGTTTATACGTGAATGTTTGAAAATCAACAGAATTGGACAATCAGCAGCAAAGCCCGAAAGGGAATGTTCAACGATCAGACATGAATGTCGTAGGATCAAGTGATCCGAAATGGGAGGCAACCTACTAAGGTTGAAGATATGATCTAGTCTTACATGAAAGTGTAAGGTATTTGTGAGGGAATATTTATGAAACACAAGCAATTCGATAAAGTATATCCGTACTCATATTTTCTAGTAAGAAAATCTGATGGAATGAAATATGTTGGTATAAGATATGCTAATGTGAAGAAAAATCTCACACCTTCCGAAGATTTCGGAAAGGTTTACTTCACATCTGGAAGATTAAGAAAAGAATTTAAAAATAACCCTGAAAATTTTGAGTACAGGCTTTGTTATACATTTGACAACATAGAAGAAATGTTTGAATGGGAGAAGAATGTTGTACTCAAAGTTTACAAAAGACAGGATTGGGCTAATCAAGGATGGGGACCTAATTTTGGTGAAAATCCTCTAATAGGTAACCTGATTCGTGAGGGACTTTATAAAAAAGATTCTTGCGGTAAAACAGCTAAAGAAAAACAAACAGAAAAATTTGTAGATTGGGTTTGGAATACAGAAGAAGGTGTTAACTGGAGAGTTAATATTTCAAAAAGAATTTCAAACATGCTTGATAATTTTTCTGAAGAGAAAAAGGCTGAAATACAGCAGAAAAGAAAACAAAGTATGGATTTTAAAGCAGCTTCGGTAAAGGCCCAAAAAACAATGAGAGAGGTTGGTGCTGATGGTTTAACCGGACTACAAAGAAAAGCCAGAAAGTCCCATCAAAAATTAAAAGAATCTGGTAAAGCATCCGAACTCGGTAAAGAGAGGGATGCTAAATATACCAAAAAGCTCGGTGAGATGAGCGAAGAAGAATTTGAATTGTGGTGTGAAGGAAGATCGCCAAGAACTATTAACGGTGCGATTTCCCGAAGAAATAAATATCTAAAACAAATCGGAGCAGATTAACGACCTGCTTTTAATAAAACGTCACAAATCCCGGACTTGTAACTATTGAGAATGAAATTCGCAGTGTCCTTGCTCTGGCTCAAGCCAATGGTGCAATTGATGCTGGTTGGACTGTTCAAACTCCTGATGTTCTGAGTATTCCTGAAAATCAACGTGCTCAGCGTATTGCAGGCACATTTAAATTCCGCGCTCGTCTTGCTGGTAGCATCCGTAAGGTGATCGTTGAAGGAACTCTGACAGTATAAGGAGTATAGAATATGTCCAATCTAATCGGTAACTATGCACCAGATGATTTCACGATTGTTATCACTGTTGCTGGAAAAACCCATCGAATCACCGGCTTTGCTGCTGGTACTTTCGTAAACATGGAACGTCTTATCCCAACTTCCGAACCATATCAGGGTGTTGGTGATGACGCATTTGGTCGTGTTAAGCGCCGTGTAACAGCTATGAACGTGGGTATTACTCTTCACCAGTATTCCCCTTCAAACACTGTTCTTCAGCAAATTCAACTTGCTGATGCTCGTACACCGGGTAACGAATATGTGTTTAGCTGCACAATGAAAGATACCAGCGGTCAAACTGTTGCTTCTTCAAACAATGCAATTATTGCTGGCCCGCCTACAGTAGATTTTTCAGATACTACTGAAACTCGTACTTGGCAGATTTTCATGTTCGGAAGTGATCTGTTTATTGGTGGCAACATGCTTCTTGATGAGCCCAATGTTGACATTGTGGAATCTCTCGGCGGTGTCGTTGAGGATCGCTGGAAACTCTCTAGCCGGTAAAACAATCAGAGGGGTCGCAAGGCCCCTTTTATTTTCAGGGGTAACAAATGGCTGATCCTTTTAACTATTGTCCTGATGACGTAAATGTTCTAGTCGCTGGTCTCATTTCCCTGAAAGGTTTTGTTGATGGAACATTTGTAAATATCTCAAAAGATATTGATTCTTTTGTAGCTAAAAGAACACCTGATGGAACAGTGGCAAGAATTTATAACAACGACAACACGTATACACTTCGTGTGACACTACATAATGGTAGTGAGTCGAATGATCTTCTCACCAAAATGTGGCAATTAGATCAAATTACAAAAGGAAGAGGGAAATTTCCCATCTTCGTTAAAGATTTAAGTGGGACAGATTTAATGTTCTCTCTCACCGCCTGGGTTGAATCCCCTCCAGACATGGTTAAAAGTGCTAGTGTAGATGGGAGGACTTGGGTAATTCGTTGTACAGAGTGCGTCATTAATTACGGAAGTAATACAGAACCTAGCTCAATTCTTAATGATATCGTCAACATTGCAACCTCTGCATTACCTTCACTGGATGGTATTCTATGACAATTTTTACATATAGTCCACAAGATGTTGTTTTAATTGTTGCAGGTTATCAAGTAAAAGGTTGGGAGAGTATTTCAATTAAAAGAAACAAACAAGGTTTTCTCCCAATTGATGGTATTCGTGGGACAAACACAAGAGTTAGAAATAAAAACACATCTTGTACTTTAGTTGTTCCGATTTTACAAACAGAGCAAGCTAATGACGTCTTTTCAAGAATTCATGAACTTGATCTTGAAAATGGTACAGGAAGACTTCAAATAACACTGAATGATAAGGGCGGTAATAGTGTTTTTTCAAGTAATGAGGCTTTCATTACAGCATACCCCGAAGTAATTTATTCTGGTGATTTGGAATATAGAGCCTGGATCATTTACTGCAACACTTCACAATTTTATGTTGGCTCTAATGCCAATCCTTCTTTTAGTCTTTTTAGTAATCTTTTAAGTAATATTATCTGAGGAATTTAATAATGTCCAATCTGCTTGATATCCTAGAAACCGAAGAAAAAGAAATCGACAGCAAGCCTTACACTTTCACAGCATGGCCTGCTACTTTTGCTCTTGACTTTCTAGAAGCACAACAAGAAAACCTTGAAAAAGGTAAATCAGACCTTGCACTAATGAAAGAAATCATTATTAAAAGTGTTTCTGTTGGTGGTAAGAGTTTTGATTCCAAATCTTTTGATGCCTATTTTTCTCGTAAAACCAAACACATGATTCGTGTTTACGAAGCTGTACTAGAGTATAATCTAGGTGATCTTTTTACTCAACCCGATTCCGAAGAGTAAGTAAAGAATCGGGTAAAGAGAAATTTAAAACAGCACTACAAAAAGAAATTGAAGACAAATACTCTCAACATTGGCAAATATATCGATTAGCTACTCATGAGAAAGGAGGTCTTCACATGGTGTGTGATCTTGAAACAAAGATCAGTTTTAGACAAATGAATAAAATGCTGGAAATCTTAGACGTTTACGATTCTCTTAAAGAAGAAGCATATGAGAAAGCTAAGAGAGAGGCCGAGAAAAACAATCCAAAGAGCTAAATTTTTAGCTTTCTTATGAGGAAAATAAATGGCTACAGCTATTACAGTAAGAAAGTATACAGTTGATGTTTCTTATAAAATTAATAGAAATTCTGTAAGAAACGTTGACAGGTCCTTTAGAGATTTTGAGAAAAAACTAAGACAGCTTACTAGGCGATTAAACAGAGGTATCACTTTAAATATCGACAGATTCACTGTTGA